AAGGCCCTACCATTAGGTGGGGCCACCTTCTTTTTGCGCTATGGCTGCCACGATCAACGCCACACTGAAGAGTGCGACAGCCAACAGCTTCGTGACGTTGGCCGAAGCCAACACGTATTTTGAAACCGTTCCAGACAGCACGAACTGGGACGACAAAACAGACGATCAGAAAAATCGTGCGCTTATTTCAGCCACGCGCTGGATCGACACGTTGAATTTTTACGGGGATCGTTGCGATACGAGCCAAGCATTGAACTGGCCCCGTAACAACTACCATGTGGATCGTGTGGAGTTGGTTTGCACCAGCATCCCAAACGAGATTAAATACGCTACTTATGAGTTAGCCAACGCACTGGCTAATGACACGGAGTCGATTACAGGGTCTACCGGCGATACGGGATTGTACGAATCCGTCAAGCTCGGGGAGATGGAGGTCAAGTACAACACTTCTAGTCAGGCTACTGGAACTGTTAACA